TTTCCACGAGTCTTGACTAGCTCGTGCTTGTTCAAGTTCCCATGCTCCGTCTTGCTCTACTTTTTTTGTTTTTGCTTCAATTTGAGCGACGGCAAGTTTTTGTTTGGCTTGAGCCTTCTCAGCACGGTTCTGCATCCAAGTTCCAGCGAGATTAGCTACGGGGCCTATCAATGCTTGTAACATTTTAACACTTCCACCTCTTACGGGCTTGACGCAATCTACTGTTGGGATCTTTAGCTGCTTTAGGGAACTTTTTCATCTGCCCTGCAGAACGTGCACAGTACGACTTACGACGTGCGGCACGAGCCTTTGACTTAGGTTTATCTTCAGTGACTGCTGTCTTTAGTTTGCTACCGGGATTTTTACGGCGGTAGGCAGCTACGCCCGCCTTTGTCATGCCCGCACCAGACTTTGTGGGGCGAAAATTCTTTTTGTTACGCTTTGGCATTTTGTCTTGTTTACGAGCCATAATTATCTCCAGTGAGATGGGGGAGCCCGAAGACCCCCCCTAGTTCACTTACGCGAACGTTGCCGCAGTTTCGGCAGTGCCGAGTTCTGCGATAACAGCAAAGACACGTACTTTACCGTCGAACGTTGCTGTGTTAGCAATCAGATCGATGGTGTCAGCAGCGGTGTACAGTTTCGCTGTACCTGCAGCGTTGTTGATCTCATGTCCGGTAGCAGTACCAGAAAGAGCCGCAACGTACAGGTCATCATCAGCGTCATCACCTAAGTCAAGAACTGGAGAACCAGTACTTGCAACGGTGAGGACTTCAACACCAGCCATCAGAACCAGAGTGTTAGCTTTCATTTCGAAAACTTCTACTGAGTCTGAAGTAGTTAGGCTTGTGCTTGAGAAGTCAAGAACGACTTCAATGATTTGTGGCTTGATGCCGACGGGAACGCCAGCAACAGCACCAGTTACAGTATATGTAGCCATAGTCTAGTTCTCCCTTAATCCAAGCTCACAACGCCACGAACGATTGCTTCAGGGCGAAGGACTTTTTGTCCAAACACGTGAAGACCACGAACGATGTCGCTGAAGGTTTCAGTTGAACGAACAACTTCAGTCTTCGCAATGTGCGAAGCTGTAGCAGTCGAACTCATGTGACCGCCCAGAATAACGTTTTCTGTGCCGTCTGTTGCCAGACCTGTCAGTGTCACTTGATCAACAGCACCCGTAGAAACGAGAGCAGTTGACTTATAGCACTGGAATCCAGCAATGTTGCCCAACGCTACAAGACCGTTACGCAGTGGGGAAGTTGCGTCGCCAGTTACCTGAACTTCGGCAAACTTCGCACCAGCTGAGAAGAGGTGCTTGTAGAAAGCTGGGGGAGCAACAAACCAACGGTTCTCTTCTGGAACAGATTGGTTGTCAAGGGACTCAGCCATTTTCAACATTGTGTTCACAGCAGTGTCACCCGGAGATGTAGCACCACCGATATCCAGAGCAGAACCGAGAGTACCGATACCTGCAATTGTAGATACAGAAGCACCAGACTCACCGTTAAGGCCACAGTCAGTTGCGATTTGATCCAAGACAACTGCGTCGTACTTGCGCTTCAGGGAATATGCACCTGAAGAAGTAGCAAGAGCTTCGAAGTTGACGTGGGATTGACGCTCTTCAATGTCGTCAATTTTAAACGCGAAAGCGTTTGCTTGGTCAACAACCATAGTAATTTGATCGTCAGCCAAGTCTTGAGGGTTTACCACTGAGCCACGTGAGTAGCTAGATACAGTAATTGTCGGTTCTTTAATGATCCGAACTGTGTCGCCAAAGTTTTCAATTTCGCCAGCGTAATCGGTATTCGTAATATCTTCTGCAACCGAAGCACGACGGAAAAACTTGAGAACTTTCTGGCTAAAAATTTCCGGTGTAAAATTACCGGAAGGCAGGTTATTATGACCTGATGCACTATTGAAAGCCATCTTATTATCCTTCCATGTTATATATGATGGTTAAGCGTTATAGTCTATGCGCCCTTCTGCACGAGCCTTATCGAGTTCTGCTTCGTTAGATTCGAACTCATGAGGTTTCATGCGGCCTATTTCAGAGGCTTTCCACATTCGCTGCCCGCCGTCACCGTTAACGTTAACCTCTTTTGATTGACGTTTGGTTACGGAATCTGCGGCAGATGCAGATGGTCTACCTCTTTTTTTCTTTGACAAACCACTGTCAGCTTTATAAAGATCAATGACACGTGCTGCCATCTTTGCGTCGGTGTTATTCTTATAAATAGCATCGCTCAAAGACGAAGGTTGTTCGTCCAACCACTCAAGAAACTTTTCGTCATTACGGAGGTCATCAAAGTCCTCGTGGTAACGCAGAAGCTCCTGATAGGCTTTCTGTACTTCCATATCCTGTTCACGGGCTCGTAGTTGTTCGACTTCACTACGAAGTTCTCCCAACTGACTGTCCGCTTTCAGGGCAGATACTGTCTCAACAATACCGTAGACATCGGGATATTCCTGTTTGAACTGCTCTAACTCCTCTAGGCTCTTAGGAGCTTTGAGTCGTGTGAGCACATCAAGTTCAGGAGAAGATTCCCCTTGTGCGGCGAGATCGGCTTTCTCGTCTTTCCATTCTGATAGTTTTGTATCATAGTGGCGTTTGAGATCGTCGTATCGCTTCTTGTAGTCTACGTCTTCTGACTTTTTATCAGAGAAACCTTGTTCTTCGGGAGTAGCCTCCTGAGAGGGGTCCGCTTCTTGGGCTTCTACTTGTTCATCGTCTTCGTCCTTATATACGTCGTCACGGTAAGAACCACGATAAAGTCCAGTGTTGTTGATTGTTCCAAAGGAATCGTTTGGTTTGTTGGCGCGGTGGCCTCTTGCTTTTGCCATGTTACTTCTCCTGTGCAGGGCCAATTAAGGGTAGCTGCTTCGGTTAGTGATATAGACAGGGCCGCTGGCAACGGGTAGCTGTCCTATTTCTTGGGGACGAATCCCCCAGAATCCTGTTGTTCCTCTTCTGGAAGAACTATTTTTTGAGTAATAGCGTCTTCAGGAACTTTAAATCTAGTGTCTTTACTGTACAGTTCTTGTTTGTATGCTTCTTTCTCTCTCATTAAAGTGTTATACTCACTTTGAGGGATACCGAAGTCCCCATACTTTTCTATGTAATTGTCTAAAGAAGCCTCAACTTCTGCGCGAGATAAAATGCCACCTTTCCTGTCGTAAGTGGGTATTTCGTATATTTTATCTCCTCGTCTCACTCCTGAAGTATAAGCAGTTGTGGGTTGACCATACTGATTTCGTGCGACAGTTTTACTTCTGATAGTTTCTAGATGATAATCAATCTCTGGCATAAAATACTTTTTTATGTAGTCGGGAAACTCTTGTTTTGTTTCTCCACCTTCAGCGAACTTTTTTTTTACGAATCCGCCGCCTTGTTTTTCAACGTATTCTTTACCTGTTTCTGGATTTACTAGGGATTTTCTACTAAAAAGTCTAGGATCGAAATCTGTAACTCTACCTTCCTTTGACAAGATAGACGGTATTTCAGAATAACTATAGCCCTCACCTGTCATCCGTAACGCTCGTAGCTTCGCTTTATTCTGTGCGATGGGCAGTCCAGAAATAAAATAAGCAGCAGAGTCATATTGGTCCTCAAGTGCACCCCTTAGTTTAGTTAGACCGCTACTAAATAAAGTATCTTTTAATTGATCCTCTGGATGATAGCGATATCCATAGTTATACCCGTTTAAAAGATCATTGGCTAATTCAGGATTATCATCAAACCAATCTTTTATAGCTTGTTCAGTGTAAAACTTATCAAGAGTACCTCTATAATCATCTACATGGTTCTTCTTAAATTTTTTAGTTTTAGATGGGCCATCATAGATTAATTTCTCATACTTTTCTTTTCTAAATGCACTGACTAAAAAGTCATGCAAATTATCATTTGCTGTCTTAGCTCTTTCTTTAATTTCATTGACAATAGGAGGACCAGAGTAAGGTTCCGGCTCCATATTCATATCTGGGAGAGGTCGGTCAGGTGGGTCTTTTACATCATCTAAAAATTCATTGTGATACTTCTCGTAGATGTCTGGAGTAGATGGAGTAGGTAAATCCTCTGTTATGTCCTCGTTGTTAGCTATAAACCCACCCGTTTGCGCCATCTGAGGGGCCTCTTGAACAACCTCTTGTGGAGCTTGTGGAGCTTGCTGTGCGGGCTGTTCTTGTTGTGGTTGTTGCTGCGCTTCAGCTTCTTGCTGACGGCGGGCTACTTCACGTTTACCTCTGTTGTTAATCTTTTCGAGTACGTCGTAGCCAATAATCTTTGCGAGAGTAGGTTCGATGTAGACCTCGCCTTTTGACACAAGCAGGTCAACTGCCTCTTCGTCTCCAGCTTCATCCTCACCTGCAGATATCTCAACACCAAGACGACGAGCAACGCCAATAGCATCCATAATCATTGTCTTGATATCACCATATCCTGCTACCTCTGCAGCGGCGGCGTTGATAATGAAAGACCCTTCAGGAACATCCATAGGTATATCGTCAGCGACTGTTTCAGCAGGAGTGGCATTTTCAGATTCAATCACGCCTGATGCAGGTCCAGCGGGTGCTTCTTGTGGTATGTCCTGCGGTACTACTTGAGAAATACCCCCGGTAGCCATAGGCATCAAATTGTCTACTTGATCTTCTAGAGTAGTAGAAATTTCACGGCCTGATATTCCTAACATGGCTCTTCGAATAATAACAGCTTCTCGGGACGTATCTGAGTCGTCTAGTAAAAATGCTAACATGTTTAAACTACAACCTCTCTACGTCCAATTATGTATTGACCATCTGAATATGTGTAAGCGTAATCTTGTCTGACAGAAGTCCCAATCAACTTTCTACCTTTGCCCATTCCCTCATAAACATTTTTGTTAATCACAGTGCCTGAATTATTTGCAATATACGCTTTGGCTTCTGCCTCTGTACCAAATGACCCAAACTCATACGTCCGTACATTTCTATTAATATTACCTACAGAAAAAACTTGTTCTTTAACCTCTAGATGATTTTCAAATCCAACTGAATATTTGTTTTTAGTAAAATTTAATTCTTTTTTAAATTTACCTGTCTGATCTCCAATTTTTAAAGAACCGCCTGTAAAACTAGCATTACTTTTATCAGCGTAGTCCTGTGCGGCTTTTTTACTTCCGAACGCCATATATCCGTACTTAGGAGTTTCTCTATTTTTAAATCCTCTGTCTTTACTTACAAATCCTTGTTGATCGTAGAGTCGAGAGGCTGTTATATTCTGTGTGTCAAGAAGCATTTGACCAGCAAATGCACTAAAACTTTCTTGACTGTTGATGATGTCTAGCGGAGTGTCTTCACTAGGTTTTAAGGCTCCTGATTTTAATAACGATAGCACCATGCCTTGTGCACTATACGATGCGTTTCTGTTGCCTTGTGCAGCGTAAGAAGGACTATTTGTTATATAGCCTTTACCATATTTATCTGCAAACATTGTTGCAATTGCTTTTTCGTCTACAGTAAATTTGTAATCATCAACGAGCGTATTTAAAGTTTCTGTAGCAGCGTATGTGTGAGCATCTGCCCAATGGCTGTGACCCAAAGCACCTCCGTCTGATCCTCTAACAAGAGTAGTGACAAACTTGCCATCTTTATACTCTACAATGCCTTCTGACCTGCTGAAATCTTGATCGTGCGTTAACATTTTTATAAGTTCAACCCCAGTGTAAACGGCTACGATAGGATTTAAAACACTAGCAACACTTGCAGCAGTGAGATTTGCAGCCGTTTGTTCTGCTGTTAATGCAACTACAGCGTTTGATACCGCTGCGGAAGTGAGAAGACCTGATTCCACACTTGGATTTTTTATAAATTCATCCAAAGAGGTTGCTACGTCTACTACTATGAGAGCTTTATTTGCAAATTTAGCTATGTCAGATTTAGATCCCGGAAGTGATCCTAAGTCTGTATAGTTTTCTAAAATACGATTTGTGCCTTCGTAAGCTGAAACAGCATTTTTTATAGTAGGGTCATCAACAAAATCAGCTATTGAAGATACCGCACCAACATTCAAAAGTCCTGTAGACAAAAACTCAGGAACAGTAAAGTTAGTTCCAAATTTTTCAGAAACTGTGCTATTTAAAGAGTCTATCCTATCTAAAGTAGATTGAGCGTTTGCCACTGTCGGGTCGTCGTGGAATTTTTTCATTTGAGCAAGAGCATCATAGGTGTTTTTACCAACACTGCCGTACCCATCAAATGAAGGTGCGAGATCCTCCAGACTACCTAGATCAATATCTTTGATAAGATCCTCTAGTCCCGAAGTAATACCGCTTATAAAATCTTTTATACCGTCAGGTGTTTTTAAATCGATATTTATTAAATCAAACCCGTCAGGTAATTTAAAATCTCCTATTTCGATATCGCTCAAGTTTAATTGAGGATTCCACTCCGGTATTTTTATTCCAAAATCTTTAAGATCAAAATCTAAATCTAGGTCTAACGTATTCTCAGACTTTTTAATCTTAATACTTCCGTCATCATTAAATTCAAAATTATCATAAAAATCAGATGTCATATTACGTTCTTGTAAACGTAAATCTTTTTTGTTTTTACGGAAAAGTTCAAAGAACAAGTCTTGATTGCGTGGCCCTACACCAAAAGGACCTTCATACTCAAACAGTGCAGGAGAATCAACAGTAGGCGATTTAACAGCCGAAAAATCAAGTTCAGGAGACTCTACAGCAGGAACATCTGAATCTTCCGTGCCTATGTTTAAGAAAGACTGATTAGTTTGTACTTCTGACATTTTCTTGTTTTATCACTGCGGCGTGATTATCCTTCAACTTGAGGAGGGTTTCCAGTAAAGCCGTCTTCCCCTGCAGCTGGCGCAACTCCGGTTCCGATTGTGCCGTCACCAACCCCCGAATTGTCAGTTGGTGGAGGTCCTTGAGGTACGCCTCCAGCCCCTCCCATGCCTGTTGGTTGTTGACCAGCGGGGCCACCTTCTGGGCCTGTTCCTTGTTGAGCATTTTGTAAACCTTTCAACATTTCTGCGTAGATTGCCGCTTCATTCATGTCGTTGACAAGACTGTCAGGATCGATGTCTTGTGATATCGCCAACTCTCTCATGAGGTTTGGTAGTTTGATAAACGGTGCTAACATTGGGTTAGATACAGTTTGCAATAGAGCAGTCAGTCTTTGTGTTCTAACTTCTTTCTGCATGACAGCAGAAGCACCACGAGGTTTAATCTCTAAGTCGCCTACAATGTCCGGTGCATCATCGTTGAACTGCATGTTCCACTGGAAGTATGACTCACCTAGAGGCTTGAGCATATAGTCGTCGATGTTCTTGATGACAGTCTTCATGGACAGACTAGCAGAACCGAGTAACATCGACAGACCTGCTGCTGTGCGTCCTGTTCCTGTAACACCTGTTTGACCGTGCATGATGGATGGTATGCCTGTTTCTTCATCAGCAAGCTGACGGGCGATTTGATACATCTGAATATTCTCACCAGCAGTGTTAGGAAACTTCAAACCGTTAATCGCTGTTCCTGTAACTCCCGACTGCCGTCGGAAGATTTTTCCGGGGAAGATATCGAAGTTCTGTCCCGGAACTAGGGCTGCTTCATCTACGTCAAATACGAGATTGCCAGCAAGAGCGAGGTTGTCAATCGCCATACGCATATGCCCGTTCATGAGCATCTGTGCGTCTTCCATGTTCTCGGCAACACCAACACCAAAGATGTTGTAAGGGTTTACCTCAAACGGTACAGCGTGGTACGGGATACGAGCCGGAGTAAAGGGGTTCAACACACAACGTAAAACACGAGGACCGCAGATCCATGCGTTAATCTGGACTTGATCGAGGTCATCCATACCAGAAGGTAAGTCCATGCCTATATCTTTAGCAAAATGTGCATCAAGCACACCCCAGTATTCTAGAACCTCAAAGCGGTTATCTTGATAAGCGGGGTCATTCTCATCGTTACGGACAGTATCTTCATAGTATTTGTCTGTATAGTTAGGGCCATTTGCAATTACATCAGCAAGAACCTGCTTGTCAAAGTAGGGCTTATTCTGCAAAGCACGAAGTTGCTGGCGGTTCATACGGTGTCGTTGAATCACATACTCAGCATCGTCTAGGCTAAGAGCAGACGGATCAGGGTGAAAGTCCCAGACAGATACAGGCTCTATACGAGGGCATACCATGTCGTAGGGGGAGTAAACACGTTCACCTTCTTCGTTACGAGCCCATTTGCTGATAACTTTGCTATGGTTAAGCGGTCCTTTGACAATACCTGTACCGAACAGAGCAGACTCAAAGATAGCAGAACGTAAAACGTTAACGGCGTTAGTTTCAAGAAGCTGGTCCTGAACAACTTTTTCTAGCCGACGAGCAGTCTCCTGCGCTGGAGATATTTGAGGTTCACCTAGTCTAGATGGACCTTCAGCAATAGGCGTATTAGCGAACTCTCCGGCTAATCCTCCAAGAAAGTCTCTTTCTCCGGGAGGTGTTGCCTGTGTTGCTCCGGGAGGTAGCTCCCTGCCATCTCCTTCAAACCCATAAGGATCAGCTTGCATAGCTTGATCTAGAGGAGTCTCAAGATGGGCAAACTCTGCGATACCTTCTGGAACAGGCGTAGGTTCGATCTGAATGGGGAACTTCTTGTTGGCAAAAAGAATATCGATGATCTGACCGTAGGCTGCTAAGACCTTTGTTTTGGTTATCTTCAGAAAGACTTTTGAACGCTCGGAGTCCCGATACTGAGTTGTTCCGTCGTTAAAGTTGCCACGAAAGTTTTTATAGGCTTGAAGCCAACGTTGCTCGTGGTTGTACCGCCCAGTCTCTGCTGAACGGAATCTCTCTTGAATAAGTCCTGCCAGTCCCGGAGCTACCTCTGCAGCGTTCTCCACTACATCAGGCTCGTCGCCGAACTCGTCGTCGTCTATTGCCATGTTTTGCCCTTCAAAGGGTTAAAAGGTTAATTACTTACCGCTTTCGCCGTAAATGCTGTTATCTTCAGCCATGCTCATGATGCCTGTATCTGTAGGCTTTGTTTGTTTCTTGGGCATGTCTTCTGTGTATACTGTAGATGCAGTTTTCATATCGAACTCAAGACCTTGACGATAAAGTTGGGTTTCGCCAACATTCTGGTCAACGGATTGTGTGTCTTGGCCCATGATGTATCCTGCGCCGTAGTTATAGTTGTTATTAGGCATGATGTTACTCCAATTCTTGCCGTTAGGGTTGTGATATTAGGTTATTCATTTGGTCATCTAATTTAGACCGGGTTCGTTCACTTCGACGTTGCATACTTTCAAGACGTGAACTTTGTGCTTTTTTTACTAATTCCATTTCTTCTGGTGATCTTCCCATTTGTTCAAGATCACCTGTTGTTATTGGCAGAGGGCTAACGAGTTCTTCAACAGCTTGTGCGCCACGTTTGACAGCAGTTCCGTAATCACCCTCTTCAAACGCTTCTTTCGCTTCAGCACCTTTTTGTTGTGCGGCGATACCTGCTCCTAAGAATCCAATGAAAGGAATTGCTTTCTTTACACGAGATGGGAGCCTTTGATATGTTGAATTGAAAACTTCTATAGCTTTGTTCAGGTTCTCGCTTCTAACTTTTTTATCAGCAGCGTCTGAAGCAGCTTTTTTATCTTTGGTTAATTCGTCTGCTGCATCTTTTCTTGCTGCTTCTATACGTGCTTCTGATTTTGCACCTTCAATTAATGTCGGTTCTGCCTCTATAGTTTGTTGTGCAGTTTTTGTTTTTATATCTAGAGTTTCCGACTCAGTTTGAGCTATACTTTTAGCTCTATTAACATCTCTTTCTTCCGATATTGAATCAGAAATTTCAATGTCTTTAGGCGTTATTTCCTCTACAGCAATCTTTGGAACTGTTTCTGTTGTTCTGTAGAAACCAGTAGAAGTATATTTTTTATTGCCAAAATAATCAGTGGATCGAAGTCCTAGACGATCAAAAAGGCTATTTACAGTTTTATCTTGACTTCTAAAGGCGGAGTCTCTTAATATATAATTAGAAAGATTACCTGCCTCTGATCTAGGAACATCTCCTGTGTAAGATTTCCCTCCTATGCCTTTTTCAACATGGCCTTGAAACTCTTCAGCCACGTTACTAGAAACTTTATTTTCTTGTCGAAGACTTCTGGGAACCATACTTCTAACAAGAGCTATAGTGTCTAATGTGGTTTTTTCACTTTTTGGAATATTAGCAGCTATGTCTTTAAAGTCAGGGCTGTTAAGTCTTTTTTTAAAGGTAGCGTTCCAAGTATCACCTGCTTCTTTTTTAGTAATATCAAACAGAGGGTATTTTTTTGCTTCTTCTGCGTCTATTCCTGCTTCAGTAAGCTCTTGCAATCTTCTAGTTTTGATAGAATTTACAAAATCTTGCATTTCATCCGTATATTCAAAACTAAAGTAAGATTTTTTACCCGCCGCGCCTCCTGTTAATATCAGAGAAGTTTTACCAGTAGCCTCGTCAGTATATTCTGAAAAATCTCCAAGAGTAATCGCACTACCTAAGTTGCTTTTTGATTCAGGAAAAACACGTTCTACTCTATTCCCTGTTAATCTGTGAAATAGTAGAGCCTCTTTCATTTTAGTAGCTTTTTTAGAGGCTAAAGGATCTTCTGAAGCAGTTGCTATATCATCAATATCTCTAAACGCGGCTTCGTACAAATCATCCTGTCTACTAGCACTGACAAGACCTCGCATGGGCAATTTAGCCGATGATTTTTGTCCGGGGGATCCTCTCTGAGTAAGTCCTGATGTGCTTTCTTTACCCACTCCCTTTGAATAAGAAAACCCCTCATCTCTTAAAGCTGGCTCTATAGTATCTTCATAGTTTTGAAACTTGTAAACTAAACTTTCATTTTCGCTAAGATAATCTACTATTTCTTTAGGCACTCTTTTTGGATTAAACTTATCACTCAAACTGAATGGTAAATTCCCTGCCTCTTCTTGTTTTTTTAAAGCATTAATAAGTGATGGTACATTTTTTTTTCTAGTTGTGCCCGCAGCATTTTCTGCGGCAAACTCCATAGCATCTTGAAGAGTTGCAGTGCCATCATTAATCTTATCTACTAGCTGTTCTATTTCCATGTTCTAGTACCCGAACGTCGAATCAACGGGCTGGTACACCCGGTCTTTGATACCGCGAAGCTGATTATTGATTGTTGCGTATCCTGATGTTCTTGTCATTACCATATATCTCAGTGCGTCGTAGGCGTGGTCTTCTGCCTTTGTGTCTACGTCTTCGCTGTTCGTTTTGGACAGCGGAATACCTGCTAGTTGTTTAATTGTGTTCTGGCAGGTGTTGAATATCTTCATACGGGGTTCGTTGGTGTACGGATCATCTGATAGACGACGGTGTAGTTCCATCTTACCCGCTAGTCGGTTCCGGTCAGAGGGTGTCCACCTCACACCACACCGTATCATTGTCTCTGCGATAGACGGGCCCAGCCCAGTCTTGTTCCAACAGGAGGAGTCAAGCACCGTGTAGTGTGGAGGCTGATCGTCTGCTTCCATCTCCATGATACGGCTGGCAAGTTGTTCACCTGTCATTCCTTTGCCGTATAGTTCACGGTAGACCCAGATGTTGTTGTCCCAGTCGATTGCGCCCCACAGGACACATGACGGAGAACTGTAGCCGTAGTCAGCGGCTCTAATGCGAGGCCAGTTGGTCGGCAAGTCTATCGGATCAACAGCATGACGCACTCTACTGAACTCCGGGAACGCTGCACCTTCGGCAACGTCCCAGTCCCCATCAAGGAGCCGCTTGCGCTCGACCTCTGGGAGAGAACGTAGCATTGCTTCGTACTGTCCGTCCGCCATGAGGTATGGGTTGTCGGTTAGACGTGCGGGAATAAACCTGCGGTAGAACAGAGGCTGTCCTTCCTTCTCATGACCAGCGGGCCACACGAACGCTTTACCTGTTTCCATATCTATCGCTGGATATGTTGTGTTGTGTGGTGCTGCGTCGATGTACATCTTCTTGACCCACCAGCCACCTACCCCACCGGGGTTGGCTGTGCAACGCATGGAGAGTTGCCCCATGAGTTCCGGATCAGTCGTCCGGAGACGAGAGCGAAGATAGTCCCATACGTAAGAAGACGGGTACTGTGTTATCTCGTCGATGCCTATCCACGCAAACGCTTGACCCTGAAAGCGAGTCACGTCGCGGTCTTTTTCTAGATAGGTAAACCAGAGTGTTGCCCCAGAGGGGAAGTTCCACGTTGACTTTGATTCACGGAACACTGCACCGGGGAACGCTTTCGGATACAGTTGCTTTGACTTGTCTATAAGCTCCGTTAGTTCGTCTAGTGTGCGGCGGAGCAGAAGGCCACGAAAGTTAGCGTTATGACAATAACGTAAAGGATCAGCAAGAAGCGCGAATGATTTGCCACCCCCAGCCGCACCGCCATAGAGGACATCTTGCTCTGGAGCCGAGAGGAAATCAAACTGAGGGCCATCGTTAGGCTTAAATACCACCTCAGAATCTTCAACGAGATCTCGAACTGATTTAGGTAAGCTCTCAATTGTGCCCTGATCGATGACACGAGATTTTTTACCGTTGATAGCATTTTCGACATTTGATGCTGCTTTCTTCTGTTGACGAACAACTTGACGATACCGTTTGGCTTGTCCCTCTAGTTGATCCGCTTTCTTCTTGTTCCGACGGATTCTTTTCTGCGTCTCACGGCGGGCTGTTTCTGCACGGGAAAGGTTGTAGTTTGCTTTCGGTGCGTTAGGGTCTTTCTTAGGTCGCCCACGTTTGCGCTTGGGGGGATCGGTGGGAGTTTCATCCATAATGACTCTTCGGTTACGCTTCTCTGTTATCTGAATCCGGTTTGAATCCCCGGTTCTTATCCTTCTTTTCAAATCTAAATTTTTGTTTCAACGCTTGTTGAGGGGTCATCTGTGTTTCTTCTTTAAAATCGTATATATCACTTTCAACAGATGCTTTTTTCTGTTCTGTGTCCGCATCTTTTAGAGAGTTTAAAAGGGCTGCAGCTCTTCTTTTTATCATTGTAAGGTAGCTATCATAAAACTCTGGTTTAATTGTATCTGGTCCTTTTCTTTTATCTTTATCCGGGGGAGCTATCGGAAAATCTGCACGTGTTACCTGCCCTCCCTCTTCCATACGCTTGCGTACCTCAGATGAACCTTCAGCATTTCTTGTGCTTACTCTTCTATCATAGATTTTCATCGATCTGTATCTCCTTTTTCGGCGGTAGCAGAACTACGCCGTGTACAGCTTGTACATTGTGGTTTATTGTTTCTTGTTTGCCGAGCCCTATACGGTTCAGGAGAGCTTCAGCAGCCCGTAGCCGTACTTCAGCACGTGGTTCGCTGCCATCGTCGTCTATGGTCGCTACAATGCGGTTGACGGCCTTTA